GAGGCGCTCCAGGTGCTGCGATCGTGGCAAAAGTAATCAGCTCGCCGATCATTTGCGCTCACCCGAGTAGACGTCCAGCTCATCACGCCGACGATTAGTCAGCCCCTGAATCACCTTTCCTCTAGCCTTATTCCATCGCAGGAACTGATCCCCTGCGCCACTCACGTCACCTGCGTTGAACTTCCGCAGAAGAGTTGACGACCGGAAAGCGCCGATGCCGATGTTGTAAGCAAGGGATATCATTGCCCCAAGCTGTGACGGCGTTGCGGGCCTCGACACTGCGGCGAATACCCCGCCAGCGAATCTGCGAAGATCGTCATGCAGCCGCTTGTCAGCCTGCTCCTGCGTCCATTTGACGCCCTTTGCGATACCTTGGCCGGTGCTTCCCCAGCCAATCGTCCAGACGCCAGCGTTACACTGGTAAGCTGCCAGCTTGCAGCCTTCCCAGCGCCTAATTAGGTCTAGCGCCACTTTCAGCGCCTCAATTTGTGCATCTGTCATCTTCACCCCAGCGGGTCAGTTAGCCCGCATGGGCTGCTAAAAAGAAAAAGCCCGCGCTATCCCTGTCCCTGCTAGCTGGAACCTGGATAGAACGGGCAGCCCGATGCCGTAGCAGAGCGGGAACATGTTTTGCAGCGCCGGAGGTGATCCCGGCTTACAGTCGTTTCCCCCGACTGCGGTGCCATGACTCGAACATGGCTCGGCTATCGCCTACTGGGTCCCTCACCTGCCCATCACCACTGGGCATTGCTGCAAATCTGGTGGAACAGACGGGGAACCGCCCCCGTCGCTGCCTAGAGTTACTAACCAGCCGCTATGGTTCGCGTGCCCCGAATATGCCTTCCACCGCAGATGACGCGGCTTCCAGTCACTACCTAGATGATGTGGCAGCGCCTTTTGGCAAAAAGGTGCCGGTGTGGTGTGTGCGGAGCGAGGAGGGGCGCTCAACGCCAGCCATCAGGCTGCACCGGCATAGACTTATTAGGGATTGCTCGTTACTTATACGGTTTCATGGGAACACCGTAGTCCCAAGCATCCTCCTCCGGAGGTTGATGCTATGAATCCTAGTGGTCGAGCAATCTCTAATAAGTGCTGGTTACGTCTCCAGCGCGGGCCATCTCCGCCGTATAGCTTGGTCGTCATCGCGACGATCAGGGCAGCTTATGCCGCCTACTCCCTTTCGGGGATTCTTTACGATCATGTGGAAACTGGACGGTTTATTAAAACATCACCGCAACCCATCATGATCGCGGGGATTCCTACTGAGCCTTGATCTGGCTCTTGTCTGCGCCGACTTCCTTGGCAAACTCTACCGCGTCACGCTTGCGGTCGAAGTAGTGTCGCTGGCGCTTGCCGTCGCGCTGGATTCGGATAACGTACTTACTCATAACCCCTCCTTGAAATTGTGCCCGCCTGTTCTGGCTTGCCGCGTGCCTGCTAATATCGTTGTTCAGACTGTGCAGAGGCTGTGCGGGACTTGATGGGAATATACACCAAGCGTGCCAATCAGCACACTTACCTAAGTTTATACATTTCCCGGCGTTCATCTGCGATTACTTTTGCATATGCCGCCAGCAGGTCTAGCCAGTACATGTCAAGCTGTCGTGCCAAAATCAGCTGCAAGGACTTGCGCAGCAGGGTGTAAGTGCTGCGCCGAACCCCGAGTGATTCCGATGCGTATTCGTCGGTCATGATCGGATCGCGGCGAATCTGCACTTTCTCGGTTCGGTCTAGGAACTCGTTATAGACCTCAATGAATTCCTCACCTTCGCACTGCTGCATAACTCGCGCCAGTGCATCCCATGCCGCCACACATACCGTCTCGTCGTCAAACTCTTTCCGGTAGTTGTCGGCCACCCATTGCAGGGAGAAGTTAACCCACCACTGCCGGAAGCTGGAAAGGTGCAGCCTGTCACCGCATAGGATCAGGCGATACATGGCGAAGCTGGGGAACACCTCGCCATGCTGCTCACGGACTAGTCGGTCTGCGTCGATAATCCGGTCAGTGATCGGGCCGATTAGAGCGGTTTCGTGGTCAGCGATCACTGGGCAGCTCCGGCAGCGGCATCCAGTGGGTGGCCTTTCTGCGACTGTCACCACAGAAAGATCCATCTACCACCCAGTCAACAAAGAACAAATGCCTGATCTCATCGGCGTCCATATCACAGAAAAGAGATACAACCCCGCTTGGCGCTGTCACAATCGGCTGCCAATCCATCACCCCTCCTTGAACATGTCTGCGAATGCGTACAACCTGCCAACAATACGCCCAACCTTGTGATACGTCAAGCACTGAGCGCTACGCTGTGACCTCCATCCCCCGTTAGCCGCGTATGCATCCTTTCCTGCAAGCGTATTAAAGCTCTCCACAATGCAGCCGGCGTACTCCTTGAGGCTTGCGTGGTGAATGTGTCCGATCAGCCAATGCCTGAAAGCGCACTCGCCCCAGTCCTTAGCGCGATCAGTAGCCATTACGCCAGGTAGCTTATCAGGCTTGCAGCTGTGTCCGTGATGCACGCCTAGGAACACACTGCCCCAACGGAAGTAGTTAAACACAGACGGCGAAGTATCTACCGTTACACGCGGCTCACGCTCATATGCGATGCTCAGGCAGCGAGCAACTGCCAGTGCTCCGGTTTCGTCGTGATTGCCAATTGCCGAGATTACATGCACCTGCTTGTGCTTCCTCAGCGCCTCGTCAATCAACGTGCGCATCGCTGCAATGGTAACGTCCAGCATCCGAGCGTAACGTCCGTCTGCGTCCACGAAATGCCCAGAGCGCGGCGTCTTGGCTTCCATGCTGTCGTAGTGCAACAGGTCACCCAAATTGACAATCAGCGCCGTTGCGGCAGGCGGGGCATTGTCTACCATATACTTCATCGCCTGACAGTGTACGCGGGTAGCAATTCGCAAGTCCCAGTTGTCGCCCGTTTCCTCTGACCACCCCATCATGCCAAAGTGTGGGTCGCCGAAAACGTAGGTCGCCAGCAAATCAGGATCAACCTTTCCGCTGTGCTTCAGCGGTGCAAACCTCGGCACGTCCCGCGCCATCGCATCACAAGTTGCCTCAATGATCTTCAGGCGCGCATCCCAGTCTGGCGATGTCTTATACCACTGCGCGCGGATATTTCCCTCACCGTCGTACAGCGTGGAGACCCCCTTAACTTGGAAGCCATCAGGGCAGGTCTTGGTCATGCCATGCTGGGGGCTATAACCCCTCACGGCCATCCGCTTCAGTCTGCCCTGCAGCGTACTTCGCGGCATACCGAGCGCCTCGGCTGCCTTGCGCTGACTTCCGCCGCACTCCGCCAATACCGCCATAATCTCGCTATCGTCGATCATCAATCGCCCCCTGATTCACTTCGGCAAGCCTTAATCATCTCATCTATTGTGGCTTTAATTGCAGGCCACTCGTCAACATCTATGGAAATCCTGCCGCTTTCCTGCGAAACCTCGACAAACTCACCGCCGCCATCGTCTCTTATTGATACAAGCGTCGCCGTTTCACTATAAATCGGCTCACCCTCTCGGCAAATGCACACCGATATTGACCTTGACTCGAACGCCATAACCCCTCCTAGTTAACAAGCAACCGCAACCGCCAGCGCCGACCATGCGTGTCCCGCTACGCCATAGCACGGCCCCGGCTCGGCCTTCGTACCTACACACCCGATCTGCGCGATCAAAGCCCGCCGAACATCCGAATCATTCGCGCCGGCCTTCAGGCCCAGCGCCCTCTTTTCCTTCCTGCGCGTGACCATCCTAACCTGCTCCGGGCTGTGCCACGCCTGCTGGAACCTGCCAACCCACCGCATCGTATCGAACGTGCTGGAGCCAACCTGCGCCCGGCCCTGGTTCTCCATGACCTCGACAGCAAGGCAAGCCCCGTTATCGTCCTGCACAATCTTCAGCAGATCATGGTTATCCATCTTGCTAGCTGCGAACAGGACGCGGCGGGCGATGCTGTCGTAGCGGACTACGCCGGATGTGTTGGGGCCAGGGTCGATGCTAAGGATAATCACTTAGGCGGCTCCGGCAACGGCATCCAGTGGGTAGGGGTGACCCAAACTAACCCGCACTCCCAAACTCCGTATGAATTATACCTAGCATGGCTACTACGCCACTCATCGCCACCCGCGTACAGTGGCTCATATCCACCTACGATTACGACGCTTCCATCCATAGGCGCTGTCTCAATCGGCTGCCAGCTCATCTTCCCACCCTATCAGTTCACGTTGTAGTGCAATCAGATCATCATCTGATCCGTATGTCAAGTGGAACAAGCGCGAGCCGTCCATCAGGCTTGGGCCGAACATCACGCCCATCTCTGAATGGCTCCGGCCATCAAGTGGATGGCGCATATGATGCCACTTACAAAGCCCGTAGCCATACATATGCCCGCGCCTAATGTTGCCGCTCTTGCAATGGTTGAAGTCACACGGGGACTGAACCCATCCTCCATAGACTCCATTGCACTCGCCCTCCCACTGGTAACACGCAACACACGGCCCAGTCTTGCACCGCTCGATGTACTCGGATTCGCGTTTGGTTGGCTTACCTGTGCTGTGTTTCATCGCTTCATATCGTCAATCTTTATCATCAGCATTGCGCCAACGATGAATGAAGATGCCGCCGCGTACTGGCCAAAGAATGTCAGAAACACTGCATTGGCAATGCAAATCCAAAACATATCACCCCTCCGGATCAGGTATGTAAACGCCAGCCTCTGCCGCCTTGCGCTGGATGAACTCGACGTACTTCCAAAACTCTCTGTCGTCCAGCTTATCAGGCTTCGTGGTCGTGCGCAACGGGACGCTCGTTACTCGCCCACCAGGAAGTGCCCTATCCTGCCAGCCGAAATACTCGCCGCACAGCCACTCGTGCAGCTCGTCGGCACTGTGGCCCATATGCTCGCCTAGCACCTTGTAAGCCACACCCCACAGATAAGCGTTCTGTCGGTCGGTGCGCTCAGGACGTGCAACCGTGATCTTGACGTTGATGGGCTTGCCGAGGTGTGCCGACATGATGAACCGACACACGGCGGCTAGTTGCGCCTCGCGCTGCTCTGGCTTAGGGCCTAGGGTGATTGGCTTCATTTCCTCATCTCCCTATCAGCCTCAGCCCAACCCTTCCGCCACGCCTCCCGCAGCTTCATACCCTCATCGCCCATTGCGTACATCGGGCAGGATGAGGGCGGACGGTTAGCTTCGCGCGCCCAGCGGCCTGCTTGGTAGGCTTGGTCAGTCGTGTAGTCCATCGCGCTCCTTCGCTATGCGCTCTTCCGCAATCTTGAAATATCCTTCGTCGCGTTCGATGCCGATGAAATTTCGACCAGTGCGAACGCAGGCGACTCCAGTTGTTCCCGATCCCATGCAGTTGTCGAGGACGGTTTCGCCCTCGTTGGTGTAGGTGCGGATCAGGTATTCCATTAGAGCGACAGGCTTTTGCGTGGGGTGCAGTGCGTTGGCATCTTGAGCAAACTTAACAATGCCTCTAGGGTATCCAGTCGCTGTCTGTTTGTAGTGCTCTGCAAAACCCTCACCTTTTTGTCCCATGTGGCCTGTGAAGGATACGTCTCCGTTAAGCTTCTTTCCGCCTGCCCTAGACTTTGTTCCACCGTTTTTCACCACCCTATCCACTACCGCAACCCCCTGCGGATTATAAGTTGGCGGCTTCCTGTAAAAGACCAAAATGTCCTCAAAGCCCTTCAATGGCATTCTTTTTGCGTGCAGAAAGTTCGTAGGCCTACTTTTCTCCCAGACCCAGGTGTACTTCAGTAAATCCAAGTTGGATGCGCCTAGCCTGCTTGTGAACGGCTGGCTCGCAGTCAGCACAATGGCCGCATTCTTCTTGGCAATGCGCCGGTACTGCTCCCAAAGCGGCTCAAACGGTATAACAGAATCCCACTTGCAGGCAGTCGTGCCATAAGGCAGATCGCAAAGGATCATGTCCACGCTGCCGCTAGGAATTTCCTTCATACGCTCAAGGCAATCGCCTTGCATCAAACTGATCTTCAACATATCCGCCCCTAAATGGAGGTCACCCAATCAACCTTGGCGTATCCAAGTTCATGCTCAATTGTATTTAGCGCAAGATCAAAAGCCTCATCCTCGCTTAGCCCAGGAGGGGCGTTGAACTCAACGTTAAGATGGCCGCTATCCAGCCTCACGCCGACTATATACCCCACGTTGCCCTCAATCTTCACACAGCCTCCTTAGTCTCTGATATTCCGCCTCGTGCCACTCCGCCAGCTCTATGTCGCCACGTTCCCGCGCTGACTGCGCCGCCGCTTCATGCTGCGACGCGAGCCATGCGGGGCTGCTCCATAGGTCTAGCTGGGTGTCATGCTTCACGGCTCAGCAATTCATCAATCGCCTCGCGGATAGTTGACTTAAGTTCAGTGACCGCATGAAACTTCATGGCCCTGAGTCCAGAATCAACCACATAGCCATCCTCCGCATATCTTACACGCTCAATGGTTACTCCAGTCCTTGATGCGCAAACAACATCCTCTAGCGAATCAATTCGCGCCGCGTCCTTCTCCAGCTCGGCAATGCGCGATTCAGCAGACAGTCGCAACTTGCGCTCGTCCTCCACCTCGGACTGAACATCAGAAATAATCGAGGTTAGGCGGAGTTCCATAGCCGAGTAGTCGTCGTACTCAACGTAATCGCCGTCATCCCTTTCCTCCATCGGATACGATCCACCAACATAGTCAATTCGCCTAACCATAACCCCTCCTTAGAATCCACTGTATCCCGGCTTCACCGGCTCGTCAAAGCTCGGCCTGCCGCGTTCGTAGTCAACAATCCCGCCCATCGCCAGGTTGGACCGTACATGATCCGTTCCTGATTGTCCACTGCGGTTCTTTTCCGTGATGAACTCGACGTTGCCTTTTCGCGTGCACTGATCCTTAGTGTAGTACTCGTCACGATAAAAGAAGGTGATTACGTCGGCTTCCTGCTCGATCTCACCCGATGCCCGGAGGTCTGACATGATCGGTCGCTTGTCAGGCCGGCTGTCTACGCTACGGTTCAACTGTGCTAGAAAGATCACCGGGCAGTCAAGCTCCTTGGACAGATTCTTTCCTCCCTTGGCAATCATGCCGTACTCAGTAACCTCGTTCTGCCCGATGAACGCCATTCGGTGCATGTGATCCAGGAACACACCGGATACCTTCCCCTTCATTGCCAGCCGCCTTGCGCGGGATTCGACCTGGCGGATCGTCATGCTTGCCGTGTCGTCGATCATTAGGCGCGTTGCGTTGATCTCCCTGATTGCACTGGTTACGCGCGGCATCAGGATTTCAGGATCGTGGTTCGTTGACGCCGGGTTTTGCAGGAACTCCAGCGGCACTTGGGCAACGTGCGCCACCATTCGCTCCATAACCTCTGACGCTGGCATCTCAACGCTGAAGTACGGAACGTACTTGTCAGGGTTGGCGATCGCCATTTCGACGGCTGCCGTTACTGCCGCTGCCGACTTGCCCATGCCAGGACGGCCCGCCCAAACATAGAACCTTCCGGCCTGCAACCCCTTTATGCGAGCGCTGTAATCTTTCCACGGCGTAGGCAGGCCAATCAGCGTGTCGCCGGATTCATGTCGCGACTGGAAGTTGTGGAACCACTCACGCGCCACGTCCTTTGCGATTACGAAATCACCCTTGCGGACGTTGGTCAACTCAGACAGGCGCAGCGTGGTTGCTGCCGCGATCTGCGGGACGTCCATGCCTTCCGGATTGTACCCGCGCTGCGCCAGCTCGTTGCCCGCTTCGATAAGCTCTCGACGGGTCGAGTAGCTCTTCACGATCTGCGCGTAACTCTCGGCACTGGCCGCTGATGGCGTGGTTGTCGCCAGCTCGATAAGGTAAGCGCCATCGTCAACAATGGACAGCTTGCCATTACTTGCGAACCACTCGCCCAATGTCACTGCGTCAAGCGGATTGCCCTGCGCCGCGTTGTCTAGCATCGCCTGATAGATCATTCGGTGCGCCGGAGTATAGAAGTCCTCCGGCTTGATCCAGTCGGCCAGCTTGGGCAGGGCAGACTCGTCCAGCATGATCCCGCCCAGGACGGCCTGTTCTGCGTCCAGCTTGTGCGGCAATTCCTGCATCACTCCCCCTTGTGTGCGT